TGTGGCTAAACAGGCCGAGACTGCGGGCGTATCGAAGGAGCAGATGCAGGCTGTGTCCGATTCCTTTGACGAGAACTACCCGGGTATGACTCGATTCCAAAATAAAGTTTCCGACGTGGGCGAGGACCGGCTAAGGACCGAAGGCCAGGGGTATGTAAACACCTGGACCGGGCGACGTGTGCCTTGTGACGACGACCGCACATACTCCCTGGTGAACTACCTTATCCAGGGTGGTGCCGCAGAAGTCTTCAAATCCAGTCTGGTGCGACTTGACCAGGCGGACCTTACAGAGTTTCTTATCGTGCCCGTGCACGATGAGATTGTACTACAAGCCCCACGTGGGGACGTAGAAGAGATCAAAAGAGTCGTACAGGAGTGTATGACAACAACCGAGGGGTGGGCTGTTCCGCTAACTGCGGGTGTAGACGGCCCCCTCGAAACGTGGGGAGATAAGTACTAATGAAAACAACAAAAGCTATTTTGGCCGTAGACCCGGGGCTCGCAAGCGGTGTCGTTTTTATGGTGTGGTCGGGTGTGGAGGGCGAAGACCCTGTTATCGACTACTCTGGGGAGGTCGGGCCCGACGAGTACGCAACCCCACTTAGGGATTTTATCTCTAGGTGGGAGGCGTTTGACCAGTTTGAGGTGGCTTGCGAAAGATTCACCATCACCACCGCGACCGGAAAGAAAGCCCAAGCCCCGTACAGTTTGGAACAAATTGGTGTTCTCAAGCAGATATGCCGGGACTACGGCTTCCCTGTCGAGAAAATCAGATTGCAAACCCCGGCGGACGCAAAGAACATGTTCCCCAATACGGCCCTACACACCCTGGAACAGTGGCATGTTGGTGGCAAAGGGCACGCTTTGGACGCAATTCGACACGCCCTACTACTGGCGGTTACCGTTTACCGGTGGAAGCCCAGGGCGCTTTTGCAGGGTGTTGGGGAGTAACTAACAAAAAATTCTTACTAACATAAAAAAGTGTTAGAGTGTGGTACAGTAATGACGTAGAGAGGCACACCCCATGGTTTTGGTCGAGCTAGATAGCAACAACACCCATATCATCATCAACGCCGAATGGCGCTACAAAGAGTTGTGCAAGAGTATTCCGGGTTCCGCCTGGTCCACTAAGGATAAAGTGTGGCGTGTGCCCCTGAGCTGGACAAGCTGTCTAGCTCTTCGGTCCACTTTTCTCACTGATTTGACGCTTGGCCCCTTGCTTACAGCATGGGCACAGGACCACGTAAACACGCGTGTACAGCCCGCTATGACCCTCAGGGACCTTGAGAACTACCCGGGGGACGAAGACCTCTACCCCCACCAAAGGGCCGGAGTCGCCTTCCTGGCGGTTGCCAGACGTGCTTTATTGGCCGATGAGCCGGGACTGGGCAAGACTGCCCAGGCTATTCGTGCCTTGAAGCTTATGCAAGAGCAGGGCGAAGACGTATTCCCTGCAATGATTGTCTGCCCCAGTACTTTGAAGAGAAACTGGCAACGTGAGTTTGAGAAATGGTGGCCCGAAGTCACTACTCAAATTATTAGAGGCACTGCAGCTCAGCGCAAAAAGCAATTCCAGATTGCTACCGAGAGCAACTTAGATGTCATCATCATAAATTGGGAGGGCCTACGTGGGCACTCCCGGCTGGCGCCATACGGCTCCGTTGGGTTGGTTAGGTGCGTAGAGTGTGGGGGGCTTGACGAAAGCACCACCATCACACGATGCGAGGTCCACTTGCGTGAGCTGAATCATATAGATTTCAAAGCTGTTGTCGCCGACGAGATTCACCGCTCCAAAGACCCCAAGTCCAAGCAGTCCCGGGCGTTGTGGGCCGCCACGGGGAAAGCCGATATTAGGTTTGCCCTGACCGGAACCCCTATCGCCAACAACGTTGTAGACCTTTGGAGTATCCTGCACTGGATTTCCCCGGAGAACTGGCCCAGCAAAACCAAATGGATTGACCGCATGGTCGATGTAATGCTCAATGCTTTCGGTGGGATGATTGTTCTCGGTGTGAAGCCACAGATGCAAAAAGAGTTCTACGCAACTGTCAATCCGTACATGCGTCGTATGCTGAAAAAGATAGTTCTCCCTTGGCTGCCAGAAATGGTATTCGAGCGTCGTGACGTAGAGATGTCCACGAAACAAAAAAAGACTTACGTCCAGATGCGGGACACGATGATAGCCGAGGTCGAAGGGGGCGACATAGTCACCGCGCCCAGTGTGCTCACACAGACAACAAGGCTTTTGCAGTTCGCCAGCTCCTTTGCGGAATTGTCCTTCAACCCGGCAACAGGGAGGGACAAAGTTCTTCTGTCTGGCCCCTCTTGCAAAGTTGATGCGGTCATGGCGGACATCAAAGCTAATGACTTCGGGGAGGACTCAGTTGCAGTGTGTGCTGTCTCCCGGCAACTTATTTACCTCCTCAGTGCTGCCTTGACAAAAGCTGATATCAAGCATGGACTCATCACTGGAATGCAAAATGAATACGAGCGTCAAAAGGCAGTGGATGATTTCCAGAGCGGTCTCACTAAGTGGATTCTTTACACCGACAAAGCTGGTGGCGTGGGTATCACCCTGACAGCGGCTCGCCGTCTCATCATGCTCCAGCGCCCTTGGTCCCTTGTAGACTACAAGCAGGCTATCGACCGTGTGCACCGTATCGGCTCAGAGATTCACGACTCAATCATCGTGACCGACTACGTCACCGAGAACACAATCGAAGACAGGGTTATCGACGTTCTCGGCAGTAAGGCCGATAGCTTTGATGAGGTTGTCCGCGACCGTGACAAGCTTTTAGCCATGCTTAAGGAAGAAAGGGACGCAAAAAAATGAGTGTACCAGTGAGTATCAGTAACTCAGAAATTCAGACGTTCAAAGACTGCCGAAGGAAGTGGTGGTTCCAGTACTACCGTCGACTCAAGCCTAAGCAGAAACAGTACACAGGGGCCCTGGCCCTCGGTAGCCGAGTGCACGAAGCGCTCGACCAGTATTACTCCACCGGAAAGCCTCTCCTTGAGGCGTACGCTGGACTGGTTGAGGAGGAGAAAATTATCCTCCTTGCAGAGTTTCGTGATGTGGATACCCTCGAAAAGGAAGCCGAGCTGGGTCGCATCATGCTAGATGGATACCTTGAGTGGGTTGAAGAAGAGGGTATCGACTCCGAACTTGAAATGATTTCCACAGAGGAGATAATCTCTATGCCCATGTTCAATGGGGAGATTGAGCTCAAAGGGAAGCTAGACATGCGTGTTCGGCGCAAGGCTGATGGTGTCCGCATGTTCCGTGACTTCAAAACTGTGGGGGGCTCCCTGAGTGACTTTGCTCAGCTTGCCCCTATGAACGAACAAGTTATGACGTACATGTTGCTCGAGCAACACCAGAACGGAGAGGGGGAGCGCTCCGAAGGCGGAATCTTTACATTGCTAAAGAAGGTCCGTCGCACTACTGCTGCTCGCCCCCCGTTCTATGACCAGTTCGAGATACGTCACAACATCTTCACCATGAGGTCCTTCTGGGACCGCATCCACGGGACGGTGGCTGACATGATGCGTGTCCGTACCGCTCTGGAGGGTGGAGAAAATCCTGCTTACCACGTGTACCCACGACCTAGTCGTGATTGCAAGTGGAAGTGTCCATTCTTCAATGTATGCACGTTGGTCGATGACGGTTCTGCCGCAGAGCCAGCGATTGAGGAACTGTACGACGAAGGCGACCCGTATGCGTACTATGGGGACCAAGAGAAAAAAGGAAGCGAGTAGAACATGAGTGAAATCCAGCGGTCTCTGACCGTCATGGTTTACGGTGAGTCGAAGGTTGGTAAATCATCCTTTGCTGTCACCGCGCCGTATCCACGTCTTATGCTTGATGTTGAGGGTGGACATAGGTTCCTCCCCATCGTTGTCAAGTACTGGGACCCGCTCCGCGAAGAACCACCTATCGCGGATGGGACTTGGGATACCGTTGTTGTCACTGTACGTGACTACGACACGGTTCTCAAAGCCTACCAATGGTTGCAACAAGGTAACCATCATTTCAAGAGCTTGATTATTGACTCCATCTCGGAGCTCCAGGTCAAGTGCGTGGACAGCATTGCTGGTAACGAACAAATGAAGATGCAACAGTGGGGCGAACTTCTTCGTCACATGGGTGGGCTTCTTCGTGACCTTCGTGACCTGACCATGCACCCCACCAACCCGCTTGAGGCTGTTGTTCTTACAGCAATGTCTCGCGTGGGCCAGGACGGTAAGCACCGTCCGTACCTGCAGGGGCAACTCGCTATCCAGGCACCGTATCTTTACGATATCCTCGGTGCCTTGGTAATCGAGGAAATTCCTAACGCCGACCCACTTGGTGCCCCGCACAAAGTTCGTCGTATGTACGTCGAGCGTACTAACCAGTACGAAGCAGGTGAACGTGTTCAGGGGCGCCTGGGCGCAATTGTTGAGCAGCACAGTCTCAGTATTGAGACAATGATCAACAACATCTTCGGACCAAAACCGGCTCCGATTCAGATAGCAAGTGAATAGAAAGAAAGAGAGACAATTATGAGTACACTTGATTGGGCACAAATGATCAAGGATTCAAAAGACGGAGGAGGGGATTACACCCCTATTCCGAGCGGAGACTACGAATTTGTCGTAGTCGAAGCACCACTGAAGACAACCTCAACGGGAAAGATCATGTTTTCCATGAAGGCCCAGGTGTCGGGCGGGGCACATGACAAGCGTCTTGTTTGGGATAACTTTGTTATCTCCCCCGAGAACAAGACTGCCTTGGCAATCTTCTTCAGCCAAATGGCCGCAATGGGGCTCAACAAAGAGGGCTTCTTTGACCAGGGGCCTAGCCCGGAGCAGATTTCTTCTGCTATGTCTGGTCGTCGTTTCCGAGGCAACGTAGGAACAAAAGTCTACAATGGCCAAACAAGGAACGAAATCAAGAAGTACTACACAACGGGAACGGCCGTGGCACCCGTGCCTGGTGCTGTTGCACCCCCGGCTGCTGCCCCGGCTCCTGCGCCCCAGGGTGCTCCTGCGCCCCAGGGTGCTCCTGCGCCCCAGGGTGCTCCTGCGCCGGTAGTTGCTGCTCCGCCCCCCGTGGCGCCCCCTGTAAACACTCCTATGGCTCTTGAGGTCCCCGTGCAAGCGTACGCGGAAGCCCCAGCAGTCATCCCCCAGGGAGCTCCTGAGCCTCCGTTCTAACCGGAAAGCTGGGGTGTCATCTTCGGGTGGCACCCTAGTTCGTCCCAACTGAAGGTACACAATGAAAATTCTTATCACCGGCAGCACAAGCCCCCAGGCTTCTCGTAAGACTGCCCTGAGGGGGCCCACGTTTGCTTCCCTTATGTACTACTCTCTCCACTCAAAGGGGGCTTCGGTCGATTTTGTTGAGCCCTCTATCTTGACCACAAACGCCGAACTTGCCGAGTACGACGCTGTTATTGTTGGCATTGCGCCACCAACAAGCCTCGCCGCCAGTCGCCTTTACCCTGCCTTTGCACTTGCCAACCGGGCCAGAAAGCTCGGCAACCTCATGCTTTTTATCGACGCCCCGGAAGCCTACAAAATTCAGGCGTCAATAAAATCTTGTCAGATGAACATTTCTGACCTACAAAAAGACTTCTACAAAATGAGAAAGTTCTACCCAGAGTTTGTGGGGAACTTTGATTTCCAAACGGAGGTCTACGACTTTATAGAGTACCTCTACACGGAAACGTGGCCCACGCTTTTGTATCCTGCTTTCCCCTGGTCTAGCGAGGACCCGGTCAGAAAAGTGATACCCAACGCCGGGAAAATTGTGCCTGTGAATCTTGACTCAATCCTAATCAACTCCGGGACAATCACCCCCAACTTAGAGCTCAGAAGCACGTACTGGACCTGTGACGCCCCAAAGGCACGGTGGGCGGATAGCGTAGCGCAAACACTTTTGTACCCAGTGGTCCCCAACAAAAGAAGTCATTGGGACCCGGAGGAGGCAACTCTTACTAGGATGCGGGAGTCGGTGGGGACCCTTGTGGCCCTGTACCGCTCCAACGAGGTCTGGTGGTCCCCCGCGCTAGCGCAATCCCTCAGTGTTGGGGTCCCGGTTGTCACGGAGTGGCGCCACAGTGAAATTCTTGGCCCCGAGTGGTCGCTACTTGCGTCCACTATTGAGGGCATGTCTAACGCAGAAAGATTTGATCTTGCCATCGCGCAAAGAGATTTTTATCTCGGTGCCGTGTCCGGCTGGGACCTCGAGCTGTACCAGGCAATAAAAAACAACCACAAGCAGTTACATTAGAGTAGGAGCACCGCATGACAATGAACATAGACTGGATTAAGGAACAACTGCAAGCCGCCAAGGTTCGCAAACCCGTAGGGGACGCCACAATGAAGCTTATCGACCTCGTAGAAAGTTTTGACCTGAGCCCCGCGGACAGAGAAAAAACAATTGAAATGTTCTCAATCCTAGTAAACGGACACGCCTACATTAGAGAGAACAAAAAAGAGACGTGGGTGCAAGCCCGCGCCGGTGGCATAAAAGTAGCCGACCAGGTCCGAGTGAGGGCAGATGCCTTCACTGGGGACAGCGGTAGGGCGCATAACGGTCGCCGTGGGATTGTTGTGGGGGTTCGGTACGGGGACATTGTTGTCAAAACTAACGATGGGAAAGTTCCAATGTTAGACGGCACTCACTACTCGCCATACAACTTGGAAAAGTTGGTTCAATCTTGAGGCGCCCCTGGGATTATGAGGAACCGGCTTGTGCAGAAGTCGGGGTTACCCTGTTTTTCCAACCCGATAGGGATGACCCCCAGGAGGGCTCTATCCGTGACATCGGCTACCGATACGGCAAGAGCGTTTGCAAAACATGCCCACACAAGATGGAGTGTGCTGAGTGGGGGATTGAAAATGAGATTCACGGCCTGTGGGGTGGGCTGACCCCCAACGAAAGAAA